GATGCTTTCGTTCAAGGAATTATGGAAGGAAAAGAGTGGGTATGGGATGGAGGTATCCTTCGTGAAAAACTTGCAGAGCAAACGAAGAAAAGAATTGATCATCTTGTAAATCAAAGAAGATTGGAAGAGAATAAAATTAAATTATTTGATGATTTTATCAATTCATTGTAATTTCTTAAATTATAAATAAATATAGATTATAACTAAAGGTTAATCGGAGAGTTCAAATGTCTCGTGGCAACAATTTACAAGAAATGGAAGTAGGCACTAAGCAATCCAAAACCGCTGTTAATGCAGGTGCTAAACCAGCAGAAGCGGCAGGTAAAAGTGCTACTCCAGTAGCAACCCCAGGACAAACTGGTGGTTGGGAAGATCTTGGTGGTCCTACTCCAGAAAATTATCGTCCAGATGATAATTCTGCAGAATTAAAGACACCTGGAAAAACCCTCAAGACTGTTAGCAATGTAGTTAATAGAGGTGCTGGTGCAGCTGATCCAATGAAGAAGCTTGCTTCTGGTGCAGTTAAGGAAGAGACCGAAGAAGATGAAGATCTCGTCGATGAAGTAGAAGAAGAGGAAATCGAAGATACCGTTTCTGAAGCTAAAGGCGAAGATGAAAAAGATGATGAAGAAGATGATGAAGAAGATGAGGATGAGGATGAGGATGAAGACGAGATGAAGAAAGAAGAGTTTGATATCGAAGAAGATGTCAATGCTCTTATGAATGTAACCGAAGAGGAAGAACTCTCCGAGGAATTTAAAGAAAAAGCAAAAACAATTTTTGAGTCTGCACTTCGCTCAAAGGTTTCCGAGATTCGTGAGTCTCTGGAAGTTAAGTATGAGCAAAGACTCATTGAAGAAGTCGAAGAAATTAAGGCAGATCTTCAAGAGCGTGTAGATTCTTATCTTGAGTATGTTGCAGATGAGTGGTTATCTGATAATCACCTGTCTATTGAAATGGGTCTGAAGGAAGAACTCACTGAGTCCTTCATGACTGGTCTGAAAGGACTTTTTGAAGATCATTATGTATCAATCCCTGAAGATAAATATAATGTGCTTGAGAGCATGGTAGAAAAACTTGATGAAATGGAAGAAAAACTCAACGAGCAAATTGAGAGAAATATTCAACTCAACAAGCGTCTCTCCGAGTCGGTTGCTGATAGAATCTTTGATGAGATTTCAGAGGGCCTCGCTGCCACTCAGAAAGAAAAGCTCGCTTCACTTGCCGAAAGTGTTGAGTTTGAAGGTGAGCAAGGATATCGTGAAAAGCTGGAGACTTTGAAGGAATCATATTTCCCTTCAAGAGCAGTTGCTCCAACTGCAACACCTGAAACCATCTCTGAATCGGCAGATTTCACCCCTGAGTTCCACTCAGATTCGATGGCTGCTTATCTGAGAACACTTTCAGCAGTTGCAAAACGCTGAATTTAATATTAAATCAAACAAAACAAACACATTACAAAGGTAAAAGCAAATGTTCCAATCTGAGCATCTGCAGGAAAAGTGGGCACCACTTCTGAACTATGAGGGTCTTGACCCAATCAAAGATTCGCACAGAAGAGCTGTAACCGCAGTCCTGCTCGAAAACCAAGAAAAGTTTTTAAGAGAAGAGCAATCATTCTCTAATGGATTCCTCACCGAATCGCCAACCAACGATGCTGGTACTGGTGGTTTTGGTGGAAACTCGCCTGCAGGTGGTCCTGTAGCAGGTTTCGATCCAGTTCTGATCTCCCTGATCAGACGTGCAATGCCTAACCTGGTCGCTTATGACCTCGCAGGCGTTCAACCAATGAGCGGTCCTACTGGACTGATCTTCGCAATGCGTTCCCGCTACGCCAATCAAGCTGGAACCGAAGCATTCTTCGACGAAGCAAATACTGCATTCTCTGGTCAGAGTGCTTCGTTTAATAATGTTTCTGGTATGACCAGTGCTACAAGTGGTATGGGAACCACGGCACAGTCTGGATCCAATCCAGGTCTGCTCAACCCAACTGCAACCGCAAGTGAGACTGGCTACAACGTCGGTCAGGCAATGGTAACTGGCGATGCAGAAGGTCTGGGCGACAACACTGGTGCATTCAACGAAATGGCTTTCTCAATCGAGAAAGTTCTGGTTGAAGCAAAGTCAAGAGCACTGAAGGCAGAATACAGCCTTGAGCTTGCACAAGACCTTAAGGCAATCCATGGTCTGAATGCTGAAGCGGAACTCGCAAACATTCTCTCTACCGAGATTCTTGCTGAGATCAACCGTGAAGTTATCAGAACCATCTATAAGGTTGCTGAACAGGGTGCTGCAACTAACGTTGCAACTCAAGGTGTATTCGACCTCGACGTTGATTCCAACGGTCGTTGGTCAGTTGAGAAGTTCAAAGGTCTTCTTTTCCAAATCGAGCGCGACGCTAACGCAATCGCACAAAGAACTCGTAGAGGAAAGGGTAACGTTATCATGTGTTCTGCTGACGTTGCTTCTGCTCTGAGCATGGCTGGTGTTCTCGATTACACCCCTGCTCTGAATGCAAACCTGAACGTCGATGACACTGGTAACACCTTTGCTGGTGTTCTGCTCGGTAAGTTCCGCGTATATATCGATCCTTATGCTGCTAACGTTGCTGCTCAGCAGTATTACGTTGTAGGTTATAAGGGTTCCTCTCCTTATGATGCTGGTCTGTTCTATTGCCCATACGTTCCTCTCCAGATGGTTCGTGCCGTTGGTCAGGACACCTTCCAGCCTAAGATTGGCTTTAAGACCAGATATGGTCTTGTTGCTAACCCATTCGCTGAGGGTCTTGATCAAGGTCTGGGTCGTCTTAAGACCAATTCTAACCGTTACTACAGAAGAGTACAAGTTAGAAACCTTATGTGATCTCATTCACATATTTTCAGAGGGTCCATTTGGACCCTCTTTTTTTATGAAAATCAAATAAATACTTATAAAAAATATGACTAGAAATATTTACAGTAAGCAGATAGAAAACAGAAACTTTCTATCTCCTGTAGGATTTATATTTACCTTGACTAGATCTCCTAAAATTGCATTCTTTTTAAATAGTGCAAATATACCAGATATAACTTTAGGAATAGCAGAACAACCAAATTACCTCAGAACTCTTCCACAACCTGGAGATAAAATGGAATTTGGAGATTTGAACCTTAGATTTATTGTTGATGAAAATTTAGAAAATTATATGGAAATTCAGAATTGGATGCGAGGACTTGGATTTCCAGAATCATTGAGTGAAATTTATAAATTACAAAGATCTCCTGGTGATACTTCAGTCAATAATGAAATAAATGAGATGTTATCTGTTTATTCTGATGGAACCTTACAAGTTTTAAACAGTAACCAAAATTTCAATTTCAATGTAGTTTTCAGGGATATGTTCCCTTATTCGCTTTCTTCGTTGGAGTTCGATGCCACAGATGAAGATGTTGAATACTTTACAGCAGAAGTCTCATTCAAGTATACTATGTATAATATAGTAGATAAACGAGGGGCACCACTGTGAGTATAGATTTGGATACTATCCAAAAAATGTGGGAACAAGATTCCAAAATGGATATGGATAATTTACACGTAGAATCGTTAAATATTCCAATACTTCATTCAAAATATTATAGTCTTTATAATGAACTTCTTCTCCTAAGAAAAAGAGCGGATCAACAAAAAAGAAATATTCGTCATGAAAGATATGAATATTATTCTGGAAAGGCGGATCCAGAAGTATATCAAGAAGATCCATTCCCCAAAAAAATAAGAGATAAGGATACTCTACAAAAATATTTGGATGCAGACGAAAGATTATCTCAATCTACTTTGAAAGTTGATTATTATGATGTAATGCTTTCTTATATTGAAAATATTTTAAAAATGATTCATAACAGAACTTATCAAATTAAGAATAGTATTGAATTTATGAGATTTCAGTCTGGACTTGGGTAATAAATATTCATAGCAATAATTTATGCTATGAGTGACGTAGTAATATCAAAAAAGAATGAGGTTTTCATCAAACTTGAATGCGAACCTCATATTTTATATGAACTTCAACCATATTTTACTTTTGAAGTAGAAGGTGCGAAGTTTATGCCTCAAATGAGAAATAGACACTGGGATGGAAGAATACGATTGCTATCCGTCCATAACGGAGAAATTTATGTTGGACTCATAGATAAAATAGCAGAAAAATTAAAAAGTCACGGATATAATTTTTCGTTCAAAAATAATAAGTATTATGGACTCCCATATGAAATCAATGAAGAGATTTCTTATGAAGGAGTAAAAGATTATATGAATTCTATTTGTGCTCATTCTCCACGGGAGTATCAAATAGATGGAGTATATGATGCTCTACGGCATAACCGAAAGTTATTGATAAGTCCCACTGCATCAGGAAAAAGTCTGATGATTTATTCCCTCGTGCGATATTATGTGGATAAAGGGAAAAAAATTCTTTTAGTTGTTCCAACGACATCTCTTGTAGAGCAGATGTATAAGGACTTTGAAGATTACGGATGGGATGCTGGTTCATATTGTCACAAAATTTATGGAGGAAGAGAAAAAAATAATACACACCCAGTAACTATTACTACTTGGCAATCAATTTATAAACTTGAAAAAAGTTTCTTTGAAGACTATGAGGTTATTGTAGGTGATGAAGCGCATCTATTCAAGAGCAAGTCATTAATTAATATAATGACAAAACTTCATCATGCAAAATATAGATTTGGATTTACTGGAACTCTTGATGGAACTCAAACTCATAAATGGGTTCTTGAGGGTTTATTTGGACCTTCATATAAGGTAACTAAAACATCAGAATTGATGGAACAAGGTCATCTTTCTGCATTAGACATTAGATGTATTGTATTAAAGCATAAACCTCAAAAATTTGAAACTTATGAAGATGAAACTCAATTTATAATTACTCATCAAAAAAGAAATAACTTTATAAAGAATCTTGCTTTAGATTTAAAAGGAAATACTTTAGTATTATTTTCTAGAGTTGAATCTCATGGAGAACCTTTATTCAATCTAATAAATAGTTCTGCGACTGGCAATAGAAAAGTATTCTTTGTTCATGGTGGTATTAGTACCGATGAAAGAGAACAAGTAAGAGCAATTACGGAAACTGAATCTAACGCAATAATAGTTGCTTCTTATGGAGTTTTTAGCACAGGTGTAAATATTAAAAATTTACATAATGTTATTTTTTCATCTCCTAGTAAATCTAGAATTAGAAATCTTCAAAGTATAGGTAGAGTTTTAAGAAAGGGGAACAATAAAACAAAAGCTGTTCTTTATGATATTGCAGATGATTGCATTTACAATTCAAGAAAAAATTATACTTTAAATCATTTTATAGAGAGGATTAAAATATACAATGAAGAGAATTTTAATTACGAAATAATTACTGTAAATTTAAAGCAATGATGGAAGACGATTTTTATGCAACATTAAAGTTAATTTCTGGGGAGGAGATATTTGCAAAAGTTTCTCCTTCTTTTGAAAAAGATAAAACAATTCTTCTTTTGTCCAATCCTATAGTAGTTTCTAATGTTCAGACTAGAAATGGATCTGCATATAAGATTGAACCTTGGTTAAAGACAACAAAAGAAGATATGTTCATTATAGATATGGAAAAAGTCCTAACTATAAGTGAATCTAATGATATAGAGATGATAACAATGTATCAATCCTATATTAGAAAGTTCTATAATTTAAAAAATAAAAAACCCAACATATCCAAAAGAATGGGATATATCGGGAATGTAAATGATGCTAAAGAGCTCTTAGAAAAGATCTATAAGAATCTATAGTTATTAAATTGATCTTGAAACCTGACAAAGGTAATTATATCCTGTTTCAGGGGGGTAAGTCAAGCGTTGTAATTCGTGCCTGTAAATGTTATAATATCTAGATATTAAGATAGATACTAAGATGATTTCTACCGAAGTAATGACTAAGAGAAAAAAGTCTATACATTACGTTAATAACAAAGAATTTCTTGCCGCTCTGATTCAGTATAAAAAGGAGATCAAAGAAGCACAGGAAAGGGGCGATCCAAAACCAAGGATTACAAATTATCTTGGTGAATGCTTTCTGAAGATTGCTACGCACCTTTCATTCAAACCAAACTTTGTTAATTATATTTTCAAAGATGATATGATTTCTGATGGTATTGAAAATTGCGTTCAGTATATTCACAATTTCGATCCAGAGAAGTCACAGAATCCTTTTGCATACTTTACTCAAATTATTCATTACGCATTTCTTCGTAGAATTCAAAGAGAAAAGCGTCAGTTAGAAATTAAAAATAAAATTTTAGAAAAGACTGGATTTGATGAAGTCTTTTGTGATGACAATTCTATTGACGGTGAGAATTATAGCGACTATAATTCAATCAAGGATAGCGTTCATTCCAAATTGAGGTATTAATTCTTTATAAATGAAAATTGCAATCATAACTGACACTCATTACGGAGCAAGAAAAGGATCGAAATTATTTCATGACTATTTCGAAAAATTTTATGATGATGTATTTTTCCCTACACTCGAAGAGCAAGGGATTGATACAATCATTCATATGGGCGATGCCTTCGATAGTCGAAAATCAATTGACTATCAAAGTCTTGAGTGGGCAAAACGAGTTGTTTTTGATCGACTTAAAAACTATAATGTTCATATGATTGTTGGTAATCATGATTGTTACTATAAAAATACGAATAACGTAAATTCTCCACAACTTCTTCTTCAGTCTTATAATAATATTAAGACATATGGTTCTGCCGCAGAAGTAAAAATTGGAAATTTAGATGTTCTATTTCTGCCCTGGATAAATCAAGAAAATGAGGAAACTGTTTATAAACTTATTAAAACTACATCTTGCAAGTGTGCGATGGGGCACCTTGAAATCAACGGATTTGCAGCTTATAAAGGACACATCATGGAAGATGGTGTGGAAAGCAAATTATTTGAGAAGTTCGAACGTGTCTTCTCGGGACACTATCACACTAGATCGACAGACGGTAAAATATTCTATCTAGGAAATCCATATGAAATATATTGGAATGATCTAAATGATACTAGAGGATTTACAATTTTCGATACTGAAACATTAGAACATACCCCAATCGATAATCCGTATAAAATGTTTTATGTAGTATATTATGAAGATACCCCACATCAAACATTTAATACTACTGAATACAAAGATAAAATTGTAAAACTTGTAGTAAGAAAGAAAACCGATCCCAAACAGTTTGAAAAGTTTGTAGATAAAATTTATTCTTCTAATGTAGCAGAATTAAAAATAATAGAAAATTTTCAAATTGTAGAATCCGATGATTTCGAAGAATTTGAATCTGAAGATACTCTTTCTATATTAAATAGATATATACAAGAATCAGAAATTCAATTGGATAAATCTTCTATTAAAAATTTAATACAAGAAATATATCAGGAAGCTTGCGAAATGATATAAGATGTGGGTACTAACAATCAATGGCAGAGAACAGGAAGGTGCATATTCCGCTACAAATGAAGATGGAGACCAAGTTCTGTATCTATTTGAAGAAGAGGATGATGCTGTAAGATTTGCCATGATGTTAGAAGAGATGGATTATCCAGAAATGCATGTTATAGAAATTGATGACGAATTAATAATTAAAACGTGTGATTTGCAAGGATACTTATACACGATAATTACACCCAATGATATTGTAATACCCCCAGAAGAATACGAAAGTTATGATTTTATTTGAGACCATTCGTTGGAAAAATTTTCTTTCAACTGGAAATCACTTTACTGAAATTAATTTCCAAAAAAGTTTAACTACGTTAATTATTGGTTCTAATGGTGCTGGTAAGAGTACTGTTTTGGATGCTCTAACTTTTGTTCTTTTTGGGAAGGCATTTAGGAACATTAACAAACCACAATTAATCAATTCCACAAATGAAAAGGATTGTTTAGTAGAAATAGAATTTTCAATTGGGAGTGTAGAATATAAAGTAAGAAGAGGAATAAAACCAAATATTTTTGAAATCTATAGGAATGGGAATTTATTAGATCAGAGTTCATCTTCTGTAGATCAACAGAAATGGTTTGAGCAAACTATCATTAAAATGAACTATAAGTCATTTACCCAAATTGTTATTTTGGGTAGTAGTAACTTTGTTCCATTTATGCAACTTTCATCTTCTCATAGAAGAGAAGTCATTGAGGATTTGTTAGATATAAAAATCTTTTCTTCTATGAACACAATTATTAAAGAAAAGATTAAAGCACTCAAAGATGAAATAAAGACTTTTGAATTGAAGAGGGAGTCTCTAAAAGATAAAGTTGATATGCAAAAAAACTTCATTGAGCAACTGGAAAATAGAGGAAAAGATAAAATAAATCTCAATAATAATAAGATTTCAAATTTGATGGAGGAAATAGATTTATACTTAAATGACAATAAAAAAACTGAAAGTGAGGTATCAAACTATATTACGCTACAAGAAGAAGTTGCAGGATGCTCCGAAAAACTCAGAAAGTTGGGAAATTTAAAAGGTAAAATATCTCAAAAAGTATTAACTATTACCAAAGAACATAAATTTTTTACTGAGAATACGGTATGCCCTACATGCACACAATCTATAGATGAGTCCTTCAGACTAAATAGAATTAACGACGCTCAAAATAAAGCAAAAGAGTTGCAATCTGGTTACAAAGAACTGGAGGAAGCAATTAAAGAGGAAGAGGAGCGAGAGCGTCAATTTATTTCTTTATCGAAGGAAATTTCAAAATTAACTAATGACATTTCTCAAAACAATACTAAAATCTCTGGATGTCAAAGACAAATCAGAGATTTGGAAAGTGAAATTCAAACACTTACCACTCAACTTGAAAACAGAAATACTGAACATGAAAAGTTAGAGTCCTTCAAAGAAAATTTAAAAACTACATACGACGAACTCGCTTCTAAAAAAGACTTAATTAACTATTACGATTTTTCGTATAGTTTGCTTAAAGACGGTGGAGTAAAAACCAAAATCATTAAGAAGTATTTGCCTCTAATCAATCAGCAGGTCAATCGTTACTTGCAAATGATGGATTTTTATATTAACTTTACTCTTGATGAAGAGTTTAACGAAACCGTCCAGTCTCCAATTCATGAAGATTTTTCATACGCTTCTTTTAGTGAAGGTGAAAAGCAGAGAATCGATTTAGCACTTCTTTTTACTTGGAGAGAAGTTGCAAAATTTAAAAATTCTACCAATACAAATCTTTTGATATTGGATGAAATTTTCGATTCTTCTCTTGATGGATATGGAACCGAAGAGTTTCTTAAGATTATTCGTTATGTGATTAAGGATGCTAATATATTTGTGATTTCACATAAGACGGGTCTTGAGGACAAATTCGAAAGTGTCATAAAATTTGAAAAGAAAAAGAATTTTTCATCTATGGTTTAATTGTAGAACCAAATCCCATGAACACTCCAAACTGGCAGCATCACTCCAAGAAGGATCAGAAACGAAAACTTAAACCGCAAGCACTGCGCCAGGCTAAAGCACGATTGGCCCAGTTCAAAAAGCGTCACATGGGTCGCCCAAAAGGCGACCTTTCGTTTTATGGTAGGTTCATACGAAACAAATCCAATGCCCATTCGTCACGAAATCAAGTCTCAACTTGCAAAGTTGCTTGCTACTGAAGATCTTGTAGTTGAGCACAAGAAAGTTTCTACTGCTTGCTTTAATGTTCATACTCGTGTTCTAACTCTTCCTCTGTGGGAGAAAGCGAGTGGTCTTGTGTACGACCTTCTTGTTGGTCATGAAGTCGGTCATGCTCTCTTCACTCCTGATGAGGATTGGACAGAGAAAGTGAAAGTTCCTCCTCAGTTCGTAAATATTGTTGAGGATGCTCGTGTAGAAAAACTGATGAAGCGTAAGTATGCGGGACTCGCAAAGACTTTCTTTAATGGTTATAAAGAACTGAATGAAGAGGACTTCTTTCAGATTGCTGATGATGATATTTCCACTTTCAATCTTGCTGACCGCGTAAATCTTTATTTTAAGATTGGTAACTTTGTAAGTCTTAATTTTAATTCTGAAGAAAAAGAAATTATCGACCTAATTGCAGTATCTGAAACTTTCGCAGACGTTCTGATTGCTTCTGAAGAACTTTATAAGTATTGTAAGAAAGAAAAGGAACAGGAACAAAAAGTTGCTGACTTTGATTCTCATGAAATGCAAGGAGATTCTCAGTCTCCCGCAAACGAAATTGTAGAATCTAATGACTCCTCTTCAGAGCAAGATGGTGAGAGTGATAACTCTCAACCTCAGGAGAATGATGGTTCTTATGGTGGAACTGCTCAGGGAGATCAAACTCCAGTGAAATCTTCTGGAGAAGAGGATGAACCTGAAGTTCGCACTGCGGATTCTTTGGAAGAAAAG